AAGGCTAATGGAACTCGACCCCAAGTATTGTGACGTGATCGTCAAGCGCTGGCAGGAGTTCACCGGCAAGCAAGCTACCCTAGAATCAGACGGCAGGACATTCGCGGAAGCAGCGAAATGAAACGTCCCCCAATGCCCGGCGCTGGTCGCCCGTCCTATGTCGTGGTCGATGCTGACCGCAGCAAGGTCAAGACGATGGCGGGCATGGGGTTAGACCCGTCCGAGATCGCGCTGGTGATGGGCGTGAGTGCGCCGACGGTGCGCAAGTATTTCCGGCACGAGCTGGCGAGCGGAACAGCGCAGGCCACGGTAAGCGTTGCGCAATCCTTGTATGCGCAGGCTATGGGCATCCGTGATCCTGATGGCACGATGGCAGTCAAGCCGAACGTTGTCGCCGCGATATTCTGGCTCAAGTGCCGCGCCGGGTGGAAAGAGGACGGGGATAGTCTCGGCAAGAAAGAAGTGCAGACTGAGCGAGCACGGAAGGCGGGCAAGGATGAGTATGCGCCCGGTGCACCGCCTCGGCTGGTAGCCGTAAAAAATAGGTGATGGAATACAGTACGGCGTGTAAAGACTGGGAACGCAGGATTGTAGCAGGGGAGTCATTGATCCCGTTCGATCCTCTGTTTCAAAAAGAGGCTGATGATGCAATGCGCGTGTTCAGGCGGCTACGCATTGTTGATATGCACGGCGGGCCTACGTTCGGCGAAGTCTGTAGACCATGGATTCTAGATTACGTGTCGCATATATTTGGTAGCTACGACGCGGAGTCAGGTCGCAGGTTAATTACAGAATCTCTGCTCAGTGTTGCGAAGAAATCCGGGAAGTCGATGACGGCTGCCGGATTGATGCTCACGGCACTGATACGGAACTGGCGCGAGTCGGCAGAGTTTTTGATATTGAGTCCGACGGTCGAGATCGCAAATAATTCATTCAGTCCTGCGCGTGACATGATCCGCGCTGATGAAAAATTGAATGACATGTTTCAAATTCAGGAACATGTGCGCACGATTACGCATCGGAATACTGGTGCGACGCTAAAAGTTGTGGCCGCAGAGAATGAAACTGTCGGCGGCAAGAAGGCAACTGGAATACTGGTGGACGAGTTATGGCTGTTCGGCAAGCGCCCCAGTGCTGAGAACATGTTGCGCGAGGCGTGCGGCGGGTTGGCATCGAGGCCGGAGGGCTTCGTAATTTACCTGACGACGCAATCGGACGAGGCGCCGGCGGGCGTGTTCAAACAAAAATTGGATTATGCACGGGGTGTGCGGGACGGTCGGATCGACGATAAGAGATTCTTGCCTGTGCTGTACGAGTATCCGCAAGCGATGCTTGATGCCAAACAATACCGCGAGAAGCGGTTTTTTTTCGTCACCAATCCGAACCTTGGCGCTTCCGTAGATCCTGAGTTTCTGGATCGGGAGTTCAAGAAGGCGGAAGAGGCGGGAGCGGAATCGTTCTGCGGATTTGCAGCAAAGCATCTCAACGTTGAAATCGGCATGAATCTGCGCAGTGACCGCTGGGCTGGTGCAGAGTTCTGGGAGGCTCAGGCGAAGGTACCGGGCCTGACGCTGGATCAGTTGATCGAACGATCCGAGGTGATAGACGTTGGCATTGACGGCGGCGGACTTGATGACTTGCTGGGGCTGGCTGTGATAGGCCGGGACAGAACCACAAATGAATGGCTACTCTGGACGCACGCATGGGCGCATCCGTCCGTGCTGGAGCGCAGAAAGTCCGAGGCTCCACGGTTCCACGACTTCGCCAGGGATGGCGACCTGACGCTGGTTAAAGTCATGGGCGACGATGTTTCTGACGTTGCCGACATCGTGGCTCAGGTGGAAGCATCCGGCAAACTGGACAAGGTTGGCTGTGACCCGGCGGGGCTTGGCGGGATCACCGAGGCATTGATGGACGCCGGCATCCCGGCAGAGAAGATGATCGGCATCACCCAGGGCTGGAAGATGACGGGGGCGATCAAGACGGCGGAGCGCAAGCTGGCCGAGGGTGTGCTGGTGCACGGCGGGCAACCGATGATGGCGTGGTGCTGCGGAAATGCAAGGGTAGAGCCGCGTGGCAATGCTGTAATAATCACAAAACAAGCGGCGGGATCGTCAAAGATAGATCCACTGATGGCGGCACTGAACGCCGTCACGTTGATGTCTCTTAATCCGGCATCCGAAGGCCGTAGTTTCTGGGACCATCCGCCCGCTGCGGGAGGGAACAGAATCGCTGTTTGACAGCCTATGACAGATTGCCATAGTATCCGTACTAGGCCGAGACATTGGGTTTCGGCAATTTTGGTAAGGGATACTTAAATGAAGCTCATTCAACCGTTAAAAGATTCTGGAATTTTTGATATTGATCCATCAGAGGCCACTGCTCTCCTGGAGATGACCACTATCAACAGGCCCATTTCAACGGCGCGCGTTAGCCGATACTTGGCGACGATGCGGCAAAATAAGTGGAAAATAACCGGAGAGCCGATTTTGATCCGAGACGATGGGCAGGTTGCTGACGGACAACATCGGCTGAAAGCATGTGCATTGTCTGGGAAGCCCCTAAGAACGGTAGTGTTGGTAGGGGACTGGATTTTCAAGGCTGCAGGGCAGGGTAAGCAGCGGAGCGCTGCGGATGTTTTGTCAATTTCCAAAGTTCCGAATGCTTTTGTTTTGGCATCAGTCGCTAGATTGTGCATCCAACATAATCGCGGCCTTTCAAGGGAAAAGTCACCGCTAATACAAACGACAAGGGCAGCGGACGACTGGCTTGCGGTTTCGAATGAAGACATTGATACTTGGGTTCATAAAAATGATAAAGTCATTGAATTATTGGCTCGTGCCAAGTCATTGCCCGGGAAGTTTTCCATTATTCCAATGTCGCCAGTTGTGGCCTGCTGGTATCTGTCGCTGAAAGTGGCCCCAGAAAATGAAGTCAACGCATTTTATTCTGCATTGCTTTCTGGTATTGGGTTGGGTTCAGGAGATATTCGGTTGATGCTCAGGCGCAACTATGAGCAAGCGCGAAAAGCCACATCTAAAAGGATTTCGATAAGATCGATACTGTCATTTGCCGACGTTTGCAAATCATGGTCAATGCGCGCCGACAAGACAAAAAAACTGTTTAAGCGGCTAGACAGTGAACAGTTTGCGTTTATAAGATGACGGTAATGAACGGCGTCGAACTCAAGAAATTACGGAATAGCCTCGGCTTATCGGTCTCAGCAGCGGCCCGGCAGGTCGAAGTTCATCCGCGCACTTGGGCGCGGTGGGAAGCCGGAAAGCAGTTGCCGCCAGTTGGCGCAATCAAGCTGTTTCTGCTGCTGAACAAGATCAAGCCGTAAATCAGGTAATCACTCATTCAAGCCGGCCGCGTGCCGGTTTTTTTACGTCCGGAGAAAATCCCGCATGAAGATGCTCAAGTTACTGCTGCCTGATGCCCTCCTGATCGCGGGATCCGCTGCTCTATCGTATGGCGCATGGCTGCTGCATCCTGCTGCCGGGTTCATCTCAGGCGGTGTGCTGGCGATTGCCGGCGGCATTGTGGCTGCGCGCGCCTGATGTTTGCCGAGGCGTTCGCGCGCAAGTCGTCGTCGGGCTACGACATCCTGCGGGATATTGCCGGGTATGCGGGGCGGATCACGAAGACGGGTAAATCTGTAACGGTAGATTCGGCGATTGAGGTTTCTGCTGTCATAGCATGCGCTCGGGTGCGGTCGAACGGTATCGCCCAGGTGCCGCTGAAATTGATGCGGGAAAGCAAGGACGGGCGCACAAAGCTGCCTGCAACCGACCATCCGCTCTACAGAATACTCTCTGCGCGCCCTAATGACTGGCAAACGAGCTTTGAATACCTGCAATCGTTAGCGATGCACTTCATTTTGTGCGGAAATCACTTCTCATTCATAAACCGAAGCAACCGCGACGGCATAATGGAATTGATTCCGTTCACGCCTGGGGCCGTTACAGTCAAGCGCGCGGATGACTTTACGCTGACTTACGAGGTGCGGGCGGCGAACGGATCGACACAAGTGTTCCCGGCGAAGGCAATCTGGCACGTTAAAGGGCCTTCGTGGAATACGTGGATGGGGCTTGAGGGCGTGCATATTGCGCGTGAGGCCATCGGGCTTGCGATGGCGACAGAGGAATCGCAGGCTCGATTTCACAAGAACGGCGTTCGGATGTCCGGGACTTACTCGGTCGATGGTACGCTGAAGGACGAACAATATAGGTCGCTGAAGAAGTGGATTGATGATAACTATGCCGGTGCTGACAACGCTGGCGGCGCGATGCTGATGGATCGCGGTGCCAAGTGGTTGTCAACGCAGATGACCGGGGTAGACGCGCAGCATTTGGAGACGCGAAAGTTTCAGATCGAGGAAGTGTGCCGGCACATGAACGTCAATCCGATTATGGTTTTTGCCGAATCGAAAAATACGACCTATGCCAGCGCAGAACAGATGTTTTTATCGCATGTAGTTCACACACTTAGCCCAGACTACTCGATGTTGGAACAGTCAATTGACGCCAACTTACTGACGGACGCAGATAGGGCTGACGGATTGTTTTCTAACTTCGTGGATGCCGGGTTGCTCCGCGGGTCGATTGAGACCCAGAAGGACGTGATCCTCGGATACGTCAACGGAGGATTGATGACGGCCAACGAAGGCCGCGCGCTTTTGGATTTCAACCCAGACGCAAACCCGGAAAGCGACAAGTTACGCATACCGCAAAACATTGCAGGCAAACCAGAAAAACCGAATGAGGCAAAGCCATGAACACAAAGACACTAGATTTCCCGTTTGAACTGAAGGCGCTGGAAAAGGATGGCACGTTTTCCGGCTATGGCAGCGTGTTCGGCAATCTTGATTCCTACGATGAAATCGTGGCACCTGGTGCGTTCGCCGATTCGCTTGCCGAGCAGAAATCGAAGGGGCGCATGCCCGCGATGCTCTGGCAGCATCGGAGCGCCGAGCCGCTTGGTGTTTACACAAGCGTCACCGAGGATCAGATCGGACTAAAGACCGAGGGGCAGCTTGCGCTTGGCACGGTTCGCGGTGCTGAGGCATATACGCTGCTGAAAATGGGCGCGCTGTCCGGGCTGTCTATCGGCTACCAAGTGCGCGAAGACAGTTTCGACCGCGTGACGGGGATCAACACATTGAAAAAGGTTGATCTGTGGGAGGTCAGCCTTGTAACTTTCCCGGCGAACGACGCCGCGCGGGTGCAGGGCGTGAAAAGCATTGAAGCAATTGTGACTTTACGCGATGCCGAGAAGTGTCTGCGGGATGCAGGCTTGTCGCGTCGTGAGGCCGTGGCGTTTATCGCCATGGTGAAGGGCCTATCGCAGAGTGATTCCGACGAGGGCGACATGCAGCAAATTGCCGAGGCGCTGAAACGCCGGAGCGCATTGATGGCCGCATAGCCATTACTCTCTCAAAAAGGAATTATCATGGAAGTCAAAGACATTGCTGAACTCATCCAGAAGCAGGGTGAAGCGTTTGACCAGTTCAAGCAGAAAAACGACGAGCTTATCGCGGCGAAAGCCGAAGGAAAAGCCGTTGGCGATCTGACCGGTGAGGTGGCTAAACTGAATACCGCGCTGTCCGAACTCGGCAAGCAGATGACCGAAGTCGAGAAAAAGGCGGGACGCCCGGCAACCGGCAAGGACGACGTAACGCCGGAACGGGTCGAATACCGCAAGGCGTTCAACCTGTATCTGCGCAAGGGCCGTACCGACGGGCTTGAGGCGTTGCAGCAAAAGGCCATGAACACGGGCAGCGACCCGGACGGCGGCTACTTGGTTCTGCCGGAAATGGACGCAGCCATCGACCGTATCGCGCCGAAGATCAGCGCAATGCACCGCCTGGCGAACACCATCACCATCGGCACCGCGAAGTATGAAAAGCTGGTGAAAACCGCTGGCATGGCAATGCGCCGTGTGGCTGATGGCGCAGCGGGTGGCGAGACGACAGAACCGACATTCGCAAAAATCGCGATTGAGGTTCACACGGCGGAAGTCGAACCGTGGGTGTTCAACGAAACCCTTGAGGATGCAATCATCAACCTCGAATCCGATCTGGCTGATGAGGCCGCAATCGGATTTGCCGAGGGCGGCGGCGCTGAGTTCATCACCGGAAACGGTGTAGGCAAGGCGCGCGGTATTGCTGCTTACGACATGGTTGCAAATTCGTCATTTGCGTGGGGCAAAGTTGGTTATATCGCATCAGGCAAGTCTGCCGCGTTCGCGTCTGTGGCTCCCGCCGACAAGGTGGTGAGTTTGCAGCACGCGTTGAAGGCGCAGTACCGGCCTGGCGCGGTATGGCTGACGAATGATGCCACCCTTGGCGTGATGCGGCAGATGAAGGACGGCAGCGGGTCATTTTACCTGTGGAATCCTGATCCTGCTGGTGGTTTCGGTGGTCGCTTCCTCGGCAATCCAGTTGAGGTCGATGACAACGTGGCCGATATTGGTGCTGGCAGTCTGTCGCTGGCGTTCGGGAATTTCAGCCGCGGTTATACCATCGTCAACCGGGCCGGCACCACGCTGATCCGGGACAACATCACGGCCAAAGGCACGACGAAGTTCAACTTCCGCCGCAGATTTGGTGGCGGGATCGTTAACTTCGAGGCGATCAAGCTGATGAAATTTTCGACAGGCTGATACAACGGAGGCCCGCTTCGGCGGGTCTTTCTTATTGCGCCGACCAATCTTGTTCGGCGATTTAAAAAAGGAAATAATCATGGGTATCAAAGACATCCATAGCAACATGCGCACCAAAACCGCAATTTCACCGGTAGCAATCGGTTCCAATGCGACGAAGACGGGCCTTGTTGTTGACCGTCAAGGCTTCGGCGGCGTTGAGTTCGTGGCCTCTTACGGTGCCGTCACAACGACCGGCACAATTGTTACGCTGGTTGTTAAAGACGGTGATGTAACTGGCACGATGGCGAGCGTTGCCGACGCGAACCTGCGCGGCACCGAGGCGCTGGCGAGTCTGTTGGCAGGCGCGCGTGTAGCCGGGGTAGGGAAGGAAGTCACGAAGCGGATCGGCTACGTTGGAGCCAAGCGTTACGTATCCTGCGATGCCGTGCAGACTGGCGTTACCTCGGTCGGTGCGGTTGGCGTAGCTGCCGTCCTGCACAATCCGTATCTGGCGCCGCAAGCAAATCCATAAAAGGATACGGACGGCTGCTCAACCAGCCGTCGCCGGATAACGTCACCGGCATTTTTTAAACCTGTTGAGAGGATACGAAAATGAAAGAAGGCGAGCGCCAAGTTGCGCCAACACTGGAAGGTATTCGCGCAGATCACGTTGCGCGGTATGAGTGGGCAGCTAAGCGGGTCAATCCCGGCAGTCGGGTTGTGGACTACGCCTGCGGCGTCGGGTACGGCTGCAAGATCATGGCTGAGGCAGGTCTACGCCCGACTGGGATGGACATTGACGGTGAGGCCATCGCATTCGCGCAGAAGCACTACCTGCACTGGGGCGGTGATTACGCTATAGCCAACGGCAACGCGCCCGGCAAGCTAGGCGACTTCGACGCTGCGGTGTGTTTCGAGACCATCGAGCACATCGAAGATCCGCGCCCGCTGCTGAAGGC